ATTTGTGTAAATAGACTACCTATCTTAGTTTTTATACTTTTAAACCATTCGCTGACAATTGTTTTAACTTCTTCATATTTTTCAGGCATGGTTATTACAAAAAAGTTTTTAATTTTATCAAAAAAATCACTTACATTGTTTTTAATACTTGTAAACAATTCAGTAATAAATGTTTTCATTTCTTCAATTTTTTCAGGTACAGTAATTGTAAAGAAATCTTTTGCGCCTTGTACAAATTCCTCAAACTTCTCAGGAATAGTTACAGTAAAGAAGTCTTTAACATTATTATAACCATTTTCAATACCATCTTTTATTGCAACTATTGTTTCTGCAATTTCTCTACCAAACTTTTGTAAAAACTTTGCAAGACCTAATAGACCAAATATTAATCCACCTTTGATTAACATACCTTTTAAACCACCTGCACCCATGAGTTCACTTATTTTATCTTTACTTTTTTGTAAAAAACTTCTATCGTCACCACCTGCGTCATCAATAGGTGGTGCTACATCTTCACCGCCACCAACTTGAGCAAGGTCTTGTGCCATAGCGTCATCTCTAATTTGGTCTTGTTGTAAAGACACACTATCACTAAACTTATCAACCAATGCGTAAACACCATCTCTAACATCTTCTAATACAGCCATCATGCTGTCAAAAGGATTCATAGGCATAGGTTCCACAGCAGGTGCTGTTGCACCAGCAGGCACTAATGCCTGACTTTGTGGTATCATAGAGTTGACATTATCGCCAACTGCTTTACCTATTTCTACTACTGATTGGTTTTTAAGTTCTATGTCCATTATTTACTTTTCTTACTTGTTCCTGTGTATAGACCAAACCAAGCAGCGCCAGCACCAACTACTATACTGATTAACCCACTTTGTTCCATGGTAGGTGCCTGTAAGTTCATATACCATATTACACACTTATATAATAATACAATGTAAACTGTTAAAAATATTCTTGGAAATATTCTCCATGCGTCAACAGCTCTTGCCATGTGTATTAATTTAGCATATGGATTAGGACCTAAATCTTTAACAGATGTATCGACCTCTAATTCAACTGCAACTTTTTTTGATACCTCTTTTTTATCTGACGGTACCACTATTTTATCTTCAGCCATTTATCTTCCTCGTTTCTTTTCGTGTTCTCTACGCTCTTTTTCTTCTTTGAGATAGTTAACTAATAACGAAACATATACCTCCCTCTCCCAAGGTAACATATTTTCAAGTTCACTCAACGAATATTTATGATGTTGCATTAAAGCAAAATTGGTCTCAAAATAATTCGTTAAGGAATCATGTGAGAGGGCTATGCGAAAAAACTTGCTAGTCCCTTTAGTGTAACCTCTGACTCAACCTCTGTCTTTGGATTTTTCACTTTAACTTTATGTTCTAATCTTGGCATACTATTATAAAAAGCTGTTAACTTCTTCATTTGGTCTGCCGTCAAATTATCTAAAAACTCTGTCAATTCTTTCTTGTCAATATCTTTGGACATATGTACAACTTCGCCCTCATAGATACTTTCAATAGAGTTTTCAATCATCTTATAAGTTTTTTCAATGTTAACATCACCTGTTAGTGTGTCACCATCAATATCTTTTAATGTAGGATATTTCATAGTTACACCTAGGTTTCTGTCTTTATCAATAACGATATTGTTTGAATGGTCGTCATCAACATAGACCTCAATTTTAGCTAAATCAACCTCTACATCAGCATAAGTTTTGCCGTCATCAGGACATAAAACTTTAAGCTTCGCAACTTCACCTACTGATTTTGAACGAATTTGTAAAAATACATATTCAATATCAAACATAGGATAATCCTCAGCTTGCATTTCACCGAATGTACATGATTTAACAATTTCTTTGATGGCGGTAATCATTTCTTTTGATTCACCGGACTCCATCGCCATTAATAATATTTTTTCCTCTTTTACAAGGAAAGGTCTATAATGGATGACCTTTTGTTGTGATGGTAAAGTCAATTCATACTTTGCCACATTGGCTACTGGTAATGCCATAATTTACTCCTCTTTAGTTTATAATAATGGTGGAAATACTTTACCACCGGTCACAGCACCTATTGGTACTCTTTGTCTGATAACATTTACAACTTGTCTACCTGCTCTTTGTATTTCTTTTGGTAGTTTACTTAAAATATTACCAATCAATCCTCTATCAGCACCTATTACAGTTGGTTTCTTAAATCCACCACCAACGGTATAACTACCAACTTGGTCTAATGTTAGATTTATCCAACTTTTAAATGCTAATGAAACTGAAATCTTTTGTATCTCGTTCTCTGAACCTTGATTATATGATACAGCACTAATTGTTTTAGGAAAACACTCAAACAATTCTACACCATATGATATTCTATCTCTATCGGCATTTTCAGCAAATGCACCTAATTGATAGATACGCAAACCACCTGTGTACTCATCATAAAAGTGTACATTATTTGTGCCTTGGTCAAATGCAGCCTTTTGCCACATTTCAAAAAATCCTCTTTGTCTTAAATACTTATCACAATATACGGTCATTGTAATTTCACCACTAAAACTATGTCCTGTTACAATTTGCCTTTTAGGTCCATATATTGTAAAATCTGTTGTGTCTAGTGTGCGACCAGGCATATCAACACTTTCTACAAATGCTCTTAAACCTCTTTGTACCTCTGTACTAGAGTTTAACTCACCAGCTTTTGTGCTTCTTTTTACTTCTTCCTCAAATAATATACTATCATCAAAATCGTTTGCATTTGGACTAGCTGTAGAAAATACACCTGAAGGCAGTATAAAATCTACCATAAATCTATTTGGTCTTGCAAAACCCTCACCTTGTGAGATAGCACCCATAACTCTACCAATAGTAGATTCAGGTGTAGGACCTTGTACTCGTTTTAGTCTTCTATCACCCTCAACATTATCTAGTGACCTATCTCTAGGTATACCTAGTCTAATGTCGTAGTTTCCTATTCTTCTACCGCCTCGTAAGATTGCCATGATACTTTATGCCTTTTTCTATTATTTATATTGTTTTTCTATATCTTTCTTCTACTATCAGCGAACACACCACCAAGACTTCTTTTCTTGAATTGTGCAACTGGTAAATATATTGCAATAGCCATTTCATCAACATCTATTCTTCTAAAACCAGATTGTACATTGCTGTAAAGATATTTTTTTATTGCTGGTCTAATTAAATTTATACTGGCAACATCACCATAACCTGCAAGTAATTTAGTAGAGCTATCAAACTTTGCATTTGTAGCAAACTTTTGCATACGCTCTAATAACCTAAATCTCAATGGGTATGGTAAATAATGAAAATTTAAACCCATAAAACCACCTTTAATTGTTTCTAGTGGTAATACTAATGGGAATGTATCGTAAAACGGAAGTGTCTTTTTGTATTTTGGGTCATAGACAAATAAGTTCATACGACCTGCACTTGGTGATTGATTGACTTTACCTTGACTCATCAATTTTCTTTGAGAGACCTGGTCTACAATCAATGATACTGCATTACGATACCAACTGGCACCTCTTAATGCGTTACCTTGCAAATCCTTTAGTGGTTCAAATATATTTTTCGCCATACCACTATTTATATGCCTTTTCCAATAAAAAACCCACCGGTATCGCTACCGGTGGGTCAAAGTTTCTAAAGCGGAGAGATTACTCTTCCTCTGCCAATTTACTGAAATAATCTAATGTATCATCATCTGAATCATCAATTTTCATTTCACTTGACGAAGGCTGAGCGACTTCAGCACTTTTCACAGGTGCAGCTGGTTCAGCAGGCGGGAGGTCTGCCGTTTCAACTGTTTCTGTGCTTTGTGAACCTGATATTACCCTATGAAGTTTACTTTTAAGTTCATCATAAGACTTGAAGTTATCAGCGGCCACAAAAGGTTTCAGAGCGTGTTGTTTTTCCCAAATAGCCTTGATGTCATTATCTGACTCTTTGATTTGAGATACACCCTCAAACTCGGATTTGTCATAGTTCCAATAACCATCAACTTTTCTTAATTTCAGTTTAAAGTTTGCACCTTTCCAGAAATCAAATGGGTTGATAGGCTTTTCATCTTCAAAAGCCGGTTGCATTGCTTCGGTAATCTTATCAAAGATTTTTTTACCAAACTTAAACAAGAATACTTTACCCTCATTTTCAGGATGTTTAGGGTCGCTAACAACATAGATGTTAGAATAGTAAGATAACTTTCGTTTTCTTTTTCTAGCAATCTCTTTGTCGCTATCAACGCCAGTATTCCATAATCTTGTATTCTCTTCCGACACCGGGTCTTTTTGACCTAATGTAGTTAAAGAGTTTTCAATATACCAACCACCTTTATCTTGGAAAGCATGAGACCACACTCTCTGCCATGGCATATCTTCACCATTGGCTGCTGGTAAAAATCTAATAACAGCATAGCCGTTACCAGTTTTATCCATCTCTATTTTCCAGAAACGGTCATCTTGATATTTGTTTTTGTTTGCTTGGTCCTCTGGTTTTAGATTTTGTTCCAGAGCTTTGGTAAGTTTGTCAAAGTTACTTGACGAGGTTTTTAATGTTTCGAAATCCATATTAGTTCTCCTATATTTTCGTATTTGTGTTACCTGTATTATCGGTATCGTTATTATTTATAAGACTTTTCACTTTGCTATTATATAATCTAATAGTCTTATCATAAACAATATGCGTCCTTCGTGGGATTTATTGGTTTACCCACAATCTTCCAGGAAGAGTCCAATCTTATGCTAGATAGGTCCCTACTCAAAACTAAACAAGGTGTCTTCAGCCATTCGGCCATAACCCTCCTTGCCCATGCCTTTAGCCCTCTTAAGCTATGTTCAGCCAGAAGGATTACTATACTTGCAAATATAATAACTTTACGCATATTGTCTATTAATATATCATAAACCAGCCAAATTGGCAAGTCTAGGATAATCTATGTAAGATAAATTAGGATACTTATCCCATTCTGGTATTGGTTGTGCTGTCTTACCATCACCTTTATTTACCTTATAAAACTTTGTTTGTCTATTCCAAGAGAATAGTTGTGACCATTGATTGACCCAATTTACATGAGGTGTGGGTCCTTGTTCAGTAGGTACATAATGTTTGGTACCTGCATATAAATTATTGACCTTTTGTGTATCTGATACTAGGTCATGGCCTATTAAATATACCTCATCTGGTGTTTCGTTCTTACAAGCCACATAACCTGACATGGGACCAGCTGCCCACCCTAAATCACTATTTTTTGGACATATATCTTTTAAGTTGTTTGATTTATCACCATCATAAATCCAACTTACATAACTATAACTCTTATTAATATTTTCTTTTACTTTATCACCACCTCTACGCAATATGGTAACTATACCTGATAGATTAGAACCGTGCATTACAAACTCTGTAGCATTACCTTTTTCATTTTCATATAAACCGTCCCATTCTTTTTTAACTTCTTCTACTTCAGCTAAATTTAAACCTGCGTGTAACATCATTTGGTAGTGATGTTCAGGTACTTTTGTCCAGTTTCTAAACCAACATTCTACTTCTTTTGCAAAACCACTTTGGTATATTTCGTGCATAATACCATTATCAACACTAATTAAAACATCTGGTTTAAAATCTCTGTATAGAGCATTACAACCATAGATACGACCTTTATCTCTTAAAGACTCTAAATTAAAATCTTTTCTACTACTGCCATTACCTATACAAAAAACTTTTTTCATTCTATCTCTTTTACTTTGTCTTGACATTTTCATGCCAATGTTTAATATTTCTTCCTCTTTTGGCCATTCTTCATCAAAGTATTTAATCGTCATCTTCACTTATCGGGTCCATATCATCAAGACCTTTTAATTTATCTTCATATTTTAAAATTATATTACTTAATCTTTGAGCTGGCCAATTTGCCTGTACCATTTCATTTCTTAATTTTTTTAAATCATTTAGTATTTCTTCTACCATAATTTAAATCTTTCTAACTTCTCTAATATCTTTTTGATAGGTTCATAAACTGTCCATATATCTTTGATATGTTTATCAAGTTTCTTATTTAACTTGTCTATCTTTTTTTCTATTCTATCTAATTGTTCTTTGTCCATACTTCTTTCATAATCATTTTACATTCTGTTTCATTATACTTCATAAAACCTTTTAACTTGGCCATCTTAAATGCGATTTTAGGCCAGACAACTCTTTCAGAAATATCTTTAGACCAATTTTTACTATACGATAGAATTGAATCAAGTATGATGGCGGTCTGGATATTAATCTTCCGTTGTATAAGTAAACGCAAAACTGGTGGATGTTGTCCGCCAGATATGCGAAAGCCATCATTAAACCGAATATTAAGTTC